TGACCGCTACGACTTCTACCACCAACAAGAGGATAAGATACCGTTCGACCTTGAATACTTTAACAAGATTACGAAAGGTGGTCTCCCTAGCAAGACTCTCAACATCGCTCTTGCTGGTACGGGTGTCGGGAAAAGTCTATTCATGTGCCACATGGCTAGCGCCTGTCTCATGCAGGGAAGGAACGTTCTCTACATCACACTTGAAATGGCAGAGGAGAAAATTGCTGAGCGAATTGACGCAAACCTCCTCGACGTACCAATCAAACAACTCTCCGATCCTCTATTCACGAAGCAGCAGTTCAGAAACAAAGTAGATAAAGTCAACAGTAAGACCAATGGTCGTCTGGTGATCAAGGAATACCCCACTGCTTCTGCTCACGTCAACCACTTCAAGTCTCTGTTGAACGAACTGAGCATGAAGCGTGGGTTTGCTCCTGACATTATCTTCGTTGACTATCTGAACATCTGTGCATCTGCACGATACAAGAATGCTGTGGTCAACTCCTATACATTCATTAAGTCTATTGCAGAAGAACTGCGTGGTCTTGCTGTTGAATGTAATGTCCCTATCGTATCTGCTACTCAGACCACTCGCTCTGGTTATGGTAACTCTGATGTGGAGATCACTGACACCAGTGAGTCCTTCGGTCTACCTGCTACTGCTGACCTCATGGTCGCTTTGATTTCTACTGAGGACATGGAAGCAGCAGGTCAGATTATGGTCAAGCAGTTGAAGAATAGATACAATGACCCGACCATGAACAAGAGGTTCGTGATAGGTATTGACAGAGCGAAGATGAGACTGTATGATTGTGACCAGTCTGCCCAAGACAACATCATCGACTCTGGTCAAGACATCGATGACAATATCATTGAGACTAAATCCACTAGTAAATTTGACTCCTGGCAAGTATGACTAACGACAAACGAGCACGCGACTTTCAAGCAGGTGCTAACGTAAACTTCAACGAAACCGATCGCCAATCGAAGGCGGCAGAGGAACTCAACAACAAAGCTGAGGATCTCAAAGAGGATATGAACAAGACGTTGAATGATATGCAGGAGGATACTCCCAAGACTCCTGAGGAATTCATCAACAAGAAAGGTTTCAATGCTTGGGTGACTGCCGAGAAGATCAAAGAGAAGGAAGCAGCAAAGAAAGCAGCAGCAGGTAAGAAGGAAGAACGTTTCCGTGTTGACCTCGACAAGTATCTGGCATTTGCTGATCAGACCTGCTCTGAACCTAGTAAGGATCAGGCAAAGTATATCGAGCGTCTCCGTAGTCTGCATGACGACGGTTGCAACATTGCACGTCTCGACACTGCTGCTGCTGGTCTCTCTGCTGAGTCTGGTGAGTTCATGGAGATCGTCAAGAAGTTGAAGTTCCAAGGTAAACCCTGGAACGATGCCAACAAGGATCACCTGGTCAAGGAACTCGGTGACATCATGTGGTATGCTGCACAAGCAGCACTTGCTCTGGACGTGACTCTGGATCATGTTCTCTACATCAACTCTCTGAAACTTGCTGCCCGCTATGCTGATGGCAGTTTCTCTATTGAAGAGTCTGAGAACCGTGCTGAGGGAGACATCTGATGGACGTTGTACACGCTTGGAACTCTATGGACTACGGGGAGGGGTTCCTCTTCTCCCTGTGGGTTATTGGAATGTATTATGTAAAACTTAGAATGGACAGGAGGTTTGGACGATGACAGAACCAATTACAGTTGATGATTACAAGAACGTATCAGATGAGTTCTTCCAGAAGTATGACTTCGTGAAAGAACGTCTTCAACTTGGTGCTAAGGCAGAGGACGTTCTGAAAGTTATGGAAGCACTGTCTGCACAGGTGATCAAGGAACGAGTCAAGGACAAGTTGGGTCCCTTTGGTTTCAACAAGCAGACCAAGGAAGAGGATAAATAGTCTCGACGAATCAATTCTTCGATGGCAAGGACAATCAAAGAAGCGTGGGACGACTACAAGCGTCACTACATGAAAGGGTTTGAGATTCTTGCCAAGAAGGATATCCCAGTCTACGACGGTGCAAAGAGTACAAAGAAGGTAGGGACTGTTTCCAAAGGAAGTGGGGTTCATGTGAAACCCATCAGTGGTAACAGTTACCAGGCTAGAATAGAAGTCATCTATGACAATGACAAGACGGGGTGGATCTCCACCCCCATGCTGGGTAAACCCAGGTCTGCCACAGGGAAGAAGAAGATGCCTGAGTTAAAACCTCAGGAGTTTGACATCCCTTTGGATCAGAAGATGTCATTTGAAACTTACTACAAGAAAGTTCTTGCTGCTATTGAGAAGCGTGATGATCTACAACTGGTCATCAAAGAATACTTGAAAGAACTGACTGAGTTCTGTATGCATCATGGTGCTACTGAGAAGAAAGAACTAGTCAAAGCGTATGCAGACCTAGCAGCGTCTGAGTACATTGATATTATGAACAACATTGAGAAAGACTTCTCTGAGATCACTGCTCCTCTGTGTGTCCTAGAACGTGGTGCTGCTGAACTTGACAAACTAGGGTATGGAAAACTAACCAAGAAGAATGCACAGGTCTTTCTTCCTGGTGCTGGTAATGAACCATTGATTGACTTCATGATCTATGACGATGAGGATAGAGAGTATCCTTTCTCAGTGAAGAAGATCAGCAAGACAACTAACGTTGTCAAACCACAAGACATTATCAGTCTGCTTGACAAGAAGAAAAACTCTAAGTGGGTTAAAGATTATAAGAAGACTGTTGAGTTCAAGATTCTAGAAGTCTTGGCCGACAATAGAGTGAAGCAAGGATCGTTCTTGGCACTGGAAGTCCTCGCCAAAGACACCACTCTCAAACACAAACTGCCCCGTAACGTGGTGACCAACATTGATAAGATGGTCAAAGGTGGTGACCCATCAGAGACAGATGTCAAAGCGGCACAAGCCTGGTGGTTGGAACTGGCAGACATGTACTATACTGATGCCAAGGACTACTGGAACGCACCCAAGCACAGCAGTGGACAGGTCGGTATCGCATCTCTCATCTGCCAGATGGCACTTCGTAAGATCAGCAAGGAGGGTGCTCTGGTCTATCGTAACGTGATCCAGAACTTCGTGATGCAGGAGGTGACCTACTACAAGTTCGCAACGAACAGAGGAATGCCTGTCTTCTACATGGAGAACCACTTGAAGAACAACCTCAAACCCAACGATGAGTATTACCTGAGAGAGAAGTCATCCATCGGCAACCCTTACCGCGATAAAGTCGGAGTCCAACCATGAGCAAGAATACTCACCTCGAACACCTGGAAGATGACATCTTCAACAACGGTTATGCTGGTGCCGAGAACGCACTAGGATTCCTGGAAGGACTCAAAGGTATGCTGACCACTGGTAAGGGTGGTGGCAATACTAAGGTGACGGTGAAGTGGGATGGTGCTCCTGCTATCATCTGTGGCATCGACCCTGAGACTGACATGTTTTTTGTCGGCACCAAGTCTGTGTTCGCTAAGACCGAACCCAAGGTCTGCTATTCACATGAAGAGATTGACATGTGGTACGGTGGTACAGGTGTGCATCCTAAGTTGATCGCTGCCTATGACTACCTGTCTAAACTTCCTATCACTGGTGTGCTGCAAGGGGACCTGCTCTACACAGACACTCCTCCTTTGACTGTCATGGGTGGTAAGCAGTGCTACAAGTTCAAACCCAACACGATTACTTACTGTGTTGAGAAAGCAACTGAGATGGGTGCCAAGGTAGGTAATTCTAAGGTTGGTATCGTCTTCCACACAACATACAATGGACCCACACTTGCTCAAATGGCGGCATCTTTTGGTGCTAACGTTCGTAATCTTCAAAGTGTTTCTGATGTGGCAGTATTCTCTGCCGAGTTCCAGAACACCAACGGCATCGCAAACCTCAGTCCTGCTGAGATGAGCAAGATCAACAATAGTATGCGTGTTGCCAAGCAGAACCTCAGGGCGTCTCGTAACTTCTTGAACCAGATTGGTGGCAGACTGACGGGCATGGAACCTGCTGCTCTGTTTAAGATCTTCTTCAACCAGAAGATCAAGGAAGGTAAGATCCCTACCTCCACTCAGCAGATGTTAGTTGAGTTCAAACTGTTTGTTGAGTCTCGTTATGCCATGAAAGAAGCAGGTGTGAAGACACCCAAGGCAAAAGAGAAGTGGCAGATTAAGAAACAGGAAGCGATTGATTACCTAAATAATAATAAGTCTGAAATATATCGTGCGTTGGCAGGATTCAAAAATCTTATCACCGCGAAAGAACAGATCATCAACCGCCTCAAAAAGATTGAGGGGGTTGGCACATTTCTAGAAGATGAGAAAGGTTACAAGGTCACGAGTCCAGAAGGATTTGTGGCAATCAAGGATGGCACTGCTGTCAAACTTGTTGATAGACTTGAATTCTCTCGTGCAAACTTCACCGTAGCAAAAGATTGGGGCAAATGAGATTTCGTCAGTTCATTATCGAAGCAGCACAGGCTGCCAAGAAATCAACTTCAAAGAAGAATGAGTTAATTGACAAGCATGTCGCGATCACATTCGGTAGGTTCAACCCACCCCATGCTGGTCATGGTAAGTTGTTGGATGCTGTGAAGTCTCACGCTGGTGACTCTGGCAACTATCGTATCTACCCTTCTAGATCTCAGGACCACAAGAAGAATCCTCTGCACCCCGAGCAGAAGATTGAACACATGCGTGGTATGTTCAAGCAACACAAGGATGCTATCCAGAACTCTGAGGCACATAGAAACATCTTTGACATCCTTCGTGACCTCCATGATGAGGGACACGAGCATGTCACCATGGTGGTTGGTGATGACCGTGTGAAAGAGTTTGAGAAGCTGACCCAGAAGTATAATGGTAAGCACTATGACTTCAAGTCAATTAACATTAAGTCTGCTGGCGCTCGAAATGATGATAGTGATGATCCTATCGAAACCCTGTCTGCTTCCAAGATGCGAGCCCATGCACAAGCAGGTGACCACGACTCCTTCCATGGGGGAACTGGCGGTTACAAGAAGTCTAAGGAGATGATGCAGCATGTCCTCGATGGCATGACACCTCCTAAGAAAGCAGAGAAGAAACCTGCTAAGAAGAAAGAGAAGGCAGTTGCAGAATCTGTTTGGGACTATGCTCCTAAACTAGATCTCGAATCCTTCCGCGACTACTATATGCTCGAACACATCTTCAAGGTGGGTGCTATCGTAGAGCATGATGACAGTGGTATGGTCGGCAAGATCGTACACCGTGGTCCTAACTACATCATCATGGAAGATGGTCTCGGTGGTGAGCACCGTGCATGGTTGCAGCATGTGACCGAGGTCAACCAAGAGAATCAAAGCAATTATTCTGCCGACGATGGCAGTGGTAACGACTGGAAAGTCGGCACCGATACATATAGAATGGCGGTTCAAAACATGACTCCTGGACAGGAAATTAAGAAGTTCAGCGAGTTCACCAAGAACCAAAAGTCTATCAAGAATAAATAATACTATACTTTTCCCTAGATCAATGCTCGATATCAAGGTATCTGCCGCCCTGCTTGGGTTTTCCGAGGCAGAGCAAAGAACTATTCTCGACTGCGTATACGAATGCAAGAAGGCACCAACTGCCAAAATGCATGAGGCAGTCCTGACAGTAGCAGACATCATCGATACCCATGAGGAAGTCGTTGAAGGTTATGCTGGGTTCCCGATTGATAAGGCACTGATCGACAAGAACAAGGCTGCGTTCAAAGATGATCGTAACATCGGTCGCGTAATTTCCCAGGGTGGTCAGTCAATGGTCATCACTGGTAAGAAGTCTGATGGTCGTTACTCTGTTGTTGGCAAGAAAGGGGAAAAGACTGCCAAGGCACCCGAGGACATCGGTCTCAACATGCAACGTGAGCACGTTGACATCGACGAACTCCACGAGGGTATGAAGCAAGCACGTAAGAACGTGGGTGCTAAGACATGCTGGGCAGGTTACAAAGCACAGGGCACCAAGAAGAAAGGTGGCAAGGAAGTTCCTAACTGTGTGAAGGAAGAGGATCAGATTGACGAACGCTACAAAGGTAAGCATGGTCAATCCTCTGCTGAGTACAAGGATGACCGTTCCCAAGGTGGCAAGATGGTCTCTGGCGACTCTAAGATGAGTGGTGCTGAATACACCCATGGTCGTAGAGTCAAGGCAGCAAATCCTGGTTCTCAACCTGACGAAGGTGGCAAGACAAAACCCAAGTCCCAAGGCAAGATGGACAAGGGCAGCAGAGCAGATCTTGCATACCGCAAAGCGAATTTGAAGAAGGAAGACTTTGAAGCATTCGTCGAAGAGATTATCTCTGATGAAGCATTTGATTCTTTCTCCTTTGAAGAACTCCATGACATCTGTGTTGAGGCACTGATGGAACTGGATGGTGAGTATCTCACCGAAGCACTGGACATGATCGATGACGTAGAACTGCTGACTGAGGTCACCAGTCCTGCTAAGGTCAATGCCCTTCGCTTGAAGAACAAGTCCTCTGCTGCATCTGGCGAAGGTCAGACCGCAGGTAAGGACGCTGGTGCTGAGGCACGTAGTCGCCTTGGTAGTGGTTCTTCTTCTAGCAGCAGTCGTGGCGAGAAGTTGAAGGCAGCATTGAAGTCTGCTGGATCTGCCGTCAAGTCTGGTTTGAAGAAGGCAGGTGCTGGTGCTGCTAAGGCAGCAGGGTATGCTGCTGGTGCTGCTGGTCGTGCTGCTAAGGCAGGTGTCAGCAACTTTAAGAAGGGATACGAGCGTGGTTCAAGTGGATCTGGTGGCGGCGACAGCAAGCCCGCTGGTGGTTCCTCTGTCTCCAAGTCTCAGTCTCCTGGTGACTCCTCGTCGTCCTCCTCCTCTGGTGGTGGCAACGAGAATCGTGTACGACTGCGCGATAGAATTAAGTCAGGTATTAAGAAAGTCGTCGGTGGTGCTGCCCGTGCAGTATCCCGTGGTGCTCGTGGCGTTGCGAGACGCATGGGCGAAGAGACTACATATAACTGGCGAGCAGAGTTAGGAATCAACGATGAAGCCTGATCAAAACAAAGAGGTGACGACCACAAAAAAGAAAGGAAACGTCATCATTAACCCTAAGAAAGAGTACCTCATGTCTGAATCACTAAGAAAACTTGTACGTTCTGAGGTGGAGGGACTGAGAGAATCCGCCAAGAAGAAAGCCAAAGAGAAGCACATCAAGGCTGCTAAGGCTGGTAAGCGTTGGCAGGACTCTGATGGTGACGGCAAGTGGTACGAGCCTGGCGACGACGTTCGCAAGGAAGAGACCGAAGTCGTTGACGAAGCATCCTGTGGCACCGCCCCTAAGGCAGACGACTCCAAAGCAAAGGAGAAGTCCAAGGAGCGTATGAAGCAGAAGATGATGCAGATGACGATCGATCACGACCGCAAAGCAAAAGGATACAAGTAAGCCTATATAGAATATAGTCTATTCTATAAGGTCATGGTATCTTTTCTTCTGCCTCTGGCATATAAAGTTGTAGATGCTGCTGTTGCCAAGATCCCTGATGATGCAGAACTCGGTGAGAAACTCATCGACCTCTGCCTTCTGATCGTAGGCAAGGCAGTTAAACTCACTAAGACAACTGCTGATGATGAATTGTTTGAGAAAGTCAAACAGGCTCTCGAAGTTCGAGAGGGTTGATGCACTGAGACCGACCAGTTCGGTCTCTTCTTTTTTATAAATAAGTAATAGGAACCGAATTGGAGTAAGCACACATGTCTCTTTATGGGAGAACTGACGCAACGGCAAATCGTGACAAGGTAGCACTGACCCGTGGAAACGGCAGCGGTTCTGCCTCAGAGACGATTGTGTTTGTTGACGACACAGAAGCAGGACTAGAAGAAAACAAGTCCCGTGGTATCACTGCCCCTGGTTGGTGGGCATATAGAACCTACACTGACCACAATGGTCGCACTCGTCACAAGGCAGAGCACCTGATGGTGCTTGCTAACCCTGACCTCAACGCCAACGAAACTCTTGCTGACGACACCATCGCAGCAGACGTGGCATCGGCAGTGGTCATCGACGTGCAACCCGCAAGCAGCACCTCTGCTTCTGGCGCAGGCACCTTTACCCTCACCACAAGCACAACTGGCACCCCTGGTGCTCTCACATATCAATGGCAGCGACAGACCGCCAACGCCACCACACGTTGGGTCAACGTCTCTGCATCTCTCGACGCAGGAATCACCTATGCAGACTTCACGACCGCAACTCTTGCTTACAGTGGTCTCGCTGATGGTTCTCTCGATGGCTACAAGTATCGCGTCAAGATCACCTCGGCAGGTGGTACAGAGGAAGTGATCTCTGATGGTGCAGCAACCGTAACCTTCGGCACTTG